CGTTACAAAGCGCGTGAAAGATATTCATTTGGTTTCTCTGATTGGAGAGGAATCTTCGGATCACAAGGTGCGTAAATAGAACGACTGAAATACCGTTTATAACTCAAGTATTTCAAATTAAGGGCCCTGGTGGGCCCTTTTTTTTGGCCTAAATTAATTACAAATAATATGTATAAAAACTTGTAAATATGTGCAATATTTAGTATATTAGGTATATGGGAAATGTATTCAATAATCAAAACGGAGGAAAAATGATAAAAGTATTTCATGCAAACGAGTTTGGTGATAACACCAAAGGTTATACAAAAGTTGCTGAGGTTGATGTCAATACAATCAGAGAGGCTTTTGGATTAACCAACAACATTGACGGCTCTTGGTCTAGGGGCCCAGAGTTTGAGTATGACGGTAAAAAGATCGTCAACGATGACTATGATCCAAGGATTAAAGTCACCGTTGATTTGCCGATAAACAAAAAAACTGGCGAGGTTATGGGTTTAAGGTCTACTTCTAGTGGCGACGTAATTTATGACGGCAACAAAAACAAATACTGGTTTTTGGTTCCACTTGGCCCAATGGACGAGGGCACTCTTTACAAAACACATGGTCAAACTGTTGTCATCGACAACTTTGATATTGATGGTTTCATTTACAACGACAAGGAGGTGGCGTAATGGCTGTTCATATTGATGTCGAGGACAAACTGGTTTCTTTAACGACTATTGAAACCGTTGGTTTTTGTGAGGATTGCGAAGGCACTGGTAAAAAAAAGATCACTTTTGAGGATATTTTTGGTAATCCAATGCCAGAAAAAACTGTTTATTTAAAATGCAACTGTAAGGAGGTGGCGTAATGGTTAAATTTAAAAACTGCAAACAATATTCAGAAGAGTACGATCTGCTTATGAATTTAGAGTTACAGATTGTAAAAAACGCATATAACTACGAATATGATAAAAAAACGGACGAGCCGATTGGTAAAGACAAAATATTACGATACCCTAAATACAGTATTAAATTACCAAACTTAATGACGGGTTTAGAGATCCACACTTTTATGGATGGAGACCAACCTGGTTATCATGCTACTGAATACCTTAATATTTTAGAGGCGCATGATTTTGATTCAGATAAATCCCTTGCTGATTATCCAAGGCACGGAAATACAAAAAGAATTTTCTACCATGATAAAGAAAAGGCTCAAGCCGCTTTGTATGTTTTGAAAAAGCACAACGCGGACTTATTACAAAGAGAGGTGGCGTAATGGAATATGAATATTACAACAATTTTACAATAGGCACTGCTAACCATTTCGGCCAGTTGGTATATGTGGTGAGGCCAAGTAAATATGCAGACGAAAACTGGGGCGATGATTTTGGTAATGAATTTGGTGAGCTGGGTTCAGAGTTTTGGGGAGAAACCTCAACAAAAAAAGAGGCAGAATCCATGATTGATGCTTTTGTTAATGATTTAGATACAAGGGAGGTGGCGTAATGAAATATGTATTTAAACCAAAAATAGATTTAGACGGTGATTACTATATACCGCCTTATAACAAGGGCGACATGGGTGTTAGCGAAGGTAATTTTGTCATGTGGTATAAGGAAATAATGTATTTATGTGAAGGTTGGGGTTGCACACCAAATCAACTTTGTAAGTGGCTTGATGCAGAGGGTTTTCTTATAGATCCAGAGCAAGCTATTACTTATGGAGAAGGTTGGAAAAGGGCTCAAAAATTTGTGGAGGTGGCGTAGTGGCAATAGGTAAAATTTATCTAGACATGGACGGAGTCTTGGCTGACTTCGTCGCAGGTGTCCAGGGCCCAGACTTTCTTAATGGGCCTTTGTGGAACGAGCAAACTTACGATCATCGCAAGGTTGAGTTTACTAACAAAAGGTTATTTAGAAACTTGCCTTACATGCCAGGGGCGTTAGATCTAATTGCCTGGGTAAAAGATTCTAACCTGCCCTGGGAGATCCTCACTTGTTCTGGTTTAATCAATAGACCTTTAGTGGTTGCAGATAAGACTGAATGGATCAGACAATACGTTTGTCCGAGCGTCGTTGTATCATCTACTTTAAAGGGTAAAGATAAAAAGATATTTGCTAGGCCAAACCATGTCCTGGTCGATGATAAAAAGTCTAACATTGAGCACTGGGAGGAGGCTGGCGGCATTGGTATATTGCACAAAGATCCTAAAGATACGCTTGATATTTTAGACTCACTTCACTTGCTAAAGTAATTCCTTGGGTGTAGTATCTAATTAACAATATTAATTAGCTTGATGAGGGGCGGCTTGCCGCTTTCCATTAATACAAACAAAGGAGTTCATAATGGCTAATCCACATTTTCAAAACCAAATACAATGGGCGGGTAACACCGTTGCAACCAAGGCAAAAAAAGATCAACCGATGTTTGTGCCTTTACCTTCTGACCAAACACACTATGGTTATTTCAATGATTTTATGACCTACAACAGTGGTGACTGGACAGTAACAACAACCGAGGCAGGAACAGGATCCGCAACAGAGGCAATTACTTCTGGTGCTGGTGGTCAACTGTTGCTTACTAACGCGGCTGGCGATAACGATAACGACTTTTTACAATTAAAAGGCGAGTCTTTTTTAATTGACGGTTCAAAAAGAGCTTATTTTTCAGCTAGATTTAAAGTTAGCGACGCAACTCAATCTGACTTTGTTATTGGCCTACAAATTACTGATACTTCTCCATTAGCAGTATCAGACGGTATTTTCTTCATTAAAGACGACGGTGATACAAACCTAGACTTTATTGTTGAAAAAGATAGCACATCAACAGATACAACTGCTATTCACACAATGGCAGACGACACTTTTGTTACTGTTGCTTTCTTTGTAGATCCAGATACAGCATTGGTTCATTACTCTGTTAATAACGCAGAGCCAGTAGGTGTTGTAAACACAAATCTACCAGATAACGAAGAATTGACTGTATCATTCGGTATTCAAAACGGTGAGGCCGCGGCTAAAACCATGACTATTGATTACGTTACAGCTATCGTAGGAAGATAAAATGGCAGACGCAGTAACCTCTCAAACCATTCAAGATGGTGAAAGAACTGCTGTTTTGCGGTTCACTAACGTATCGGACGGCACGGGTGAATCTGCTGTAAAGAAAGTAGACGTTTCTGCTTTAGGATCTAATACAAAAGGACAAGCATGCACAGAAGTACATATTCAAAGAATATGGTGGTCCTGTGTCGGCATGTCGGTAAAAATAGATTTTGATGCAAGTACAAACGTGCTAGCTATTGGTTTACCAGCCGATTCAACTGGAGATGAGTATTACGATACATTCACCGCGATTCCAAATAATGCTGGATCTGGTAAAACGGGTGATCTCGATTTTACAACTACTGGACATTCTAGTGGTGACAGCTACATGATTATTTTGGAGTTAATCAAGAAATACGACTAATCTATGGCAACGACCAAAGATGTCACAAGATCTCCGAGCGGTAGGTTATCCTACCGCGGAGAGTCTTTTCCTGGTTATAACAAACAAAAAAGAACACCAGGTAAAAACAAAAAATTTGCTGTATTAGCAAAAAAGGGCGATCAAGTTAAGATCGTGCGATACGGCGATCCCAAAATGTCAATCAAAAAAGATCAACCAGAAAGACGTAAATCTTTTCGGGCCAGGCATAATTGCGATGCGGTCCAAAAAAAGAAGGATGTTTTTACTGCTGGATATTGGTCTTGTAAAAACTGGTAATAATTATGGCTAAGCAAAAGATAAAAAAAGTAATAAAAGGTTTAGAAAAGGCCAGCAGAACACATGCGCAACAGGCCAAAACCTTAAAAACCATAAAATTTGGAAAAGGCGGTAGTGCAAAATCTAAAACACCAAGCAATGTCGCTAACCCTTCTTTGTATCAAAGAGTTAAATCAGAGGCGAAAAGAAAATTTGACGTTTACCCGTCTGCTTATGCAAACGCCTGGTTAGTAAGAACTTACAAAAAAAGAGGCGGTAAATACAAGGGCACAAAAAAAGCAGAAGGAGGCGAAGTGAGTAATAAGAATTTAAGACCAATACCAGCTGGTAATAAAGGCAAAGGCTTATCTAAACTACCTACAAAGGTTAGAAATAAAATGGGTTTTATGAAAAACGGTGGAGCTGTAACACTCCAGGCTAGAGGTTGTGGCGCAATCATGGACAGCAAACGCAAGCCTACTAGGGTGCCTAGAAGTTAAAGATCATGGCTATTAGCAGAAGTAGCATAGGTAAATCTGTTAGTAAGGGATCTAGGAAAAGAAAAGATCCAAAGGTTGGCACTGGTAAAAAACCAAAAGGATCTGGCAGACGTTTATACACAGACGAAAACCCTAAAGATACCGTAAGTATTAAGTTTAAAACCATGGCAGACGCCACCGCCACAGTTAATAAGGTTAAAAGAATAAAAAAACCTTTTGCTAGAAAAATACAGATCTTGACGGTTGGCGAACAGAGAGCCAAAGTTATGGGTAAAAAAGGCGTCGCTAATATATTTAGAAAAGGTAAAGATTCTATTAGAAAAGCTCATGGTCGCAAAAGTTAGTACAATTAAGAAAAAAATTAGATCTGGTAAAAAACTAGGATTTAGTGAAAAGGCCCAAGCAAAAGCTCGAGGCTTAATAGCCAGGACGGGCGGTAAAAATAAAGGCCGTAAAGTAAAAAGTAAAAAGTATAAATAATGTCGTTAAAAGAATGGTTTGGTAAAGGCCCCAAAGGTGATTGGGTAGATATTGGTGCGCCAAAGAAAGACGGAAAATTTCAAAAGTGCGGACGCGCATCAACTAAAGGATCAAAAAGAAAATATCCAAAATGCGTTCCCAGATCAACAGCTAAAAATATGACTAAATCAGAAATAAAATCTGCGGTTAGAAGGAAACGTGCTAAAAAACAAGGCGTAGGCGGTAAACCTACAAATGTAAAAACTTTTGCCGCAAAAGGCGGTATAATTTCAAACAAGCCGAATATGGGTTTATTCGGTAGATCATAGGAGTAAATATGAAAAGCAAAATGAAAGCCAAAGGCATGAAAAAAGGCGGCAAGATGAAGTCAAAAGGCTACAAAGTCGGCGGTAAAGTCAAAGCTAAAGGCATGAAAAAGGGTGGCAAAATGATGGCTAAAGGCATGCGTAAAGGCGGTAAAATGATGGCCAAGGGTATGCGTAAGGGCGGAAAAATGATGTCAAAAGGCAAAAGAATGAATGGCAAGAAAAACATGGGCCTTTTCGGCAGAAAATAGTTTTTTTATATAAAGTATTGTGGCGTACTTACATTCAAACATCCCCTACTTCAAGTGTTGGGTAAGAAAAGAATATACTCATAACCATGAGGCATATCATGGTGAGTTTCTACATGCGATGGCAGTTGGTGTTACATCAATGCCATGCAGGTGTCTAAGTTTCCAGGTTATATTTACAGGCATAGCTCCAGACGGCGAACCAGAAGATACGGTTCATGGTGGCGCTATGTGGGCCAGGATGCCAATTACAGCTCTAGTTGGTGACTCGGTTTTTGAAGAATGGCCAGAACCTATGGCCGTGCATGATGCACAACCCTGGGATTGCTCATCCCACAATCATGCGGTTTATGTAATTGATAGGGCGACGCCTTGCCCCTGGATAGCAAAAATAGACGGTGAGTTCTACCCAGCCAAATACATGTTTACGGTTGACTATACTGAAAGCGAGATCGCGGATGATCCGGCACAACACAAACAAAGTCACGTCATGGAGCTTTTAGATGCAGGCGAATGGACAGGAAACATAGTAGCTTTGCCTAATAATCGTGTCCGGGTTACACATCCAGCTTGGTTTACACACGGCGAAGGTGCACCCGACTTCCGACCCTCTGCTCATATACATTATTCAAAATCTGATTTAGACTATACCTTAGATGTTAATCGAGTATTCGATAACTTATACAACGACACGGAGGAATAATGGCAGAACTTACAATACCTCAAAAAAGAAAAATGATTGCAGAGCTAAAAAAAGCATCAAGATTGCATGCAAACCAAGCAAAAAGATTAGAAAAAACTTTAAAGACAAAAAAATCTAAAAAATAATGGCAACATCTAACAGCAAAGACTTTGAACTAGATGTCGGTGAATACATCGAAGAGGCTTTTGAAAGATGCGGCTTGGAAATGCGAACAGGGTATGACCTCAAATCTGCAAACAGAAGTTTAAATCTTATGTTGGCTGAGTGGGCCAACAGGGGCCTAAATCAATGGACTATAGCTCAAAAAACTGTAGCTATGGTAAAAGACACCACTGAATATACGATTGATAGTACCAATGGTACAGCACCAATAGATGTATTAGACGTGTTTATACGCGAAACCATTAGCTCTGAGACAAGTGATTTACCTATGACTAGACTTAGCAGAGCTGAATATTCACACATTGTTAATAAATCATCTACCGGTAAACCAAATCAATTTTTTGTAAACAAGCAAATTACGCCTAAAATTTCAGTCTGGCCCGCACCAGATAAATCCAGCACTTACACTGTGGTTATGAACGTGCTTACAAGAATGGATGATTCAGACGCAGGTACAAACACATTAGATCTACCATTTAGGTTTTATCCTTGCCTAGCGGCAGGTCTAGCATATTACATTTCAATTAAACGGGCCCCAGAAAAAACAGCAATGTTAAAGAGTCTTTACGAAGAAGAATTCACAAGAGCTTTATCAACCGACGAGGATAGAGCGTCATTTAGAATCTCACCAGATATTAGGAGTTATAACAACGCATAATGGCTTTTGCATCGGGTAAATTTGCTTACGGTATCTGCGACATAACCGGCTTTCGCTATAAACTTAAAGATATGCGAAAAACCTGGGACGGTTTATTGGTAGGGCCAGATCAATTCGATCCAAAACACCCTCAACTGATGCCAAGACCGGTCCCGCAAGATCCACAGGCTTTAAGAAATGCAAGACCAGAGGAAAAAGATGACAACAATTTTTTTGTTGTTTACACTAACGTTGGTGACGGTAAGTTAGGCAATGAGCTTACTACCTTTGGTTTAACATCGGGTGTGGGTTCTGTTACGGTATCAACAACATGAGTTTTACATTAGGCACATTAAAAACAGCTGTCCAGGACTATTTACAAGTCTCTGAATCAACGTTTACGACACAGCTACCTACTTTTATTACTGAGGCCGAAGATCGTATATTTAGCCTGGTTCAACTACCCAAGCAAAGAAAAAATGTGCAAGGCACTTTAACATCAAGTAATAGATTTTTAGCAACACCCACAGACTTTTATGCACCATTTAGTTTGGCTATTATTAGCTCAGACACATACGATTATTTAGATTTCAAACATTCGTCTTTTATTAAAGAATACTCACCTACTACAACGACAACGGGTAAACCAAAATATTACTCTTTGTTTGACGACACAGCTTTCGAGGTTGCACCTCTACCGGACAGTAATTACACGGTAGAGTTGCATTATTTACATAAACCAGCATCTTTAACGAGCGGTAGTGACAGCGGCACAACATTCTTGTCTACGGATTTCCCAGACGCATTGTTGTATGGCACGTTAGTAGAAGGGGCGATTTTTCTAAAAGAGCCACTTGATGTCGTTTCCCAGTTTGAAGGGCGTTTCAAGGAGGCGGTAGCGAGGATGAAAAATCTTTCCGAAGGTAGAGGTACCAGGGACGAATACAGATATGATCTATTACGCACCGGCGTAAGTTAGTGACACAATTTGAAGAATCAAACAAACAACAACCAGAAGAACATTTAGAAGGTAAAAACATAGCTATAGTTGGCTTGGGAATAAGCCAGGTAGATTTTGCTATTGGTTTACAAAACGGTCGAACCTGGGACGAAGTGTGGTGCATAAATTCAGCAGGGGCCACTTACCCATGTCACAAAATATTTATGCTGGATCCAGCTAGCAGATTCTTCGATTCAGATGATGCAGGCAAACAAACTAACGTCATGCAAAGACTTTTATCAAAAACTAACACACCTGTTTTTACATGTGAGCTTGATGAAAGAGTTAAAAACCCAGTTTTATTTCCTGTCAAAGAAGTTTGCGATTCTGCAAAATGCGCTTATCTAAATAATACCGTGGCCTATTCTATCGCTTACGCATTATGGAGCCAGGTTGGCAGGATAGATCTATTTGGTATAGATTTTTCTTATAAAGAAAATATGCACTTTGCAGAGGCGGGCAGAGCATGTGTAGAGTTTTGGATCAGCAAATGTATGGAAAATGACATATTAGTGGGTATAAGCGGCAGATCTACAGTGTTGGATTCAAACGTTCCAGCAACCGAAAAACTATATGGTTTTCATAGATTAGACAAACCATTGGTTGCAATACCACATGAGGGGGAGTTTATAATAGGCCCTTTTGATGAGATTAACGAACAGCTTGAACAGTATGGTCTTAAAATTAATGAAGATGTTGCACCACCGGAGCCCTACAAAGGATGAGTGTTGAAAGTCCTTTTGAAATGGGTAATATTTCTGTTCACTCAACAGAAAACGAAGGTCACTCGCCCGAGTTTTGGGCCGCACAAGCTACGAAGAAAATTTGTGACTATTCTAATGAGGCGCCCGACCATATAAAACAACAGGCTCACGCTTTTCAAAAACAAGTTTATACTGTAATCTTACATAGTATTAAAAATGCAATTAAGTCCAAGAACACGACTTATGCAAATATGTTAATTAAACAAGGCCACAGTGACATGGCCGATATATTAAAGGAGCTTTAAATGGCTATTACATCGGCAATATGCACAAGTTTCAAACAGGAGCTTTTGGTTGGAACACATAACTTTACTGCAAGTAGTGGTAATTCTTTTAAATTAGCGCTTTATACCTCATCCGCTACTTTGGGTGCTGGTACTACTGCGTTCACAACTACTGGTCAAGCAAGTGGAACTAACTACACCTCTGGTGGATCTGCTTTAACAAATGTAACCCCGGTTGCGTCTGGAACCACGGCGGTTTGTGATTTTGCTGATTTAACTTTTAGTAACGCTACTGTAACTGCGAGAGGTTGTTTAATTTATAACGACACCAACTCTGACAAAGCTGTATGTGCTATAGACTTTGGTGGAGACAAGACAAGCACCGCGGGTGATTTTACAATTGTATTCCCGAGTGCAACAGCTACGGGTGCTATTATTAGATTGGCTTAATTCTATTCTCTCAATGGTAGAATTTGTTTATGCCACTAACAAAAGTTAATTTCAGACCTGGAATCAATAAAGAGGAAACCGATTACTCAAATGAAGGTGGTTGGGTTGACGGTAATTTTATACGGTTCAGAAAAGGTCGTGTCGAAAAAATAGGAGGTTGGCAAAAGTATTCCGATAATGAAATTATTGGATCTCCGAGAGCTTTGCACGCATGGACGGCACTTGACGGCTCTCAATATCTAGGTATCGGCACAACCAATAAGTATTACATTGAAAATGGTGATGTATATTATGACGTTACTCCAATACGAAGATCCTCCACAAATTCTACAACATTTGCCGCTACAAACGGATCTTCAACAATAACCGTAACTGAAACAGGTCACGGAGCAGTCAATGGTGATTTTGTAACTTTCTCAAGCGCGGTTTCTTTGGGTGGCAACATAACAGCAACCGTATTAAATCAAGAATATCAAATAAATTTAGTAACTGGCACCAATACTTACGAAATTACAGCAAAAGATACGACAGGTGCTACAGTCACAGCAAATTCAAGTGACTCGGGTAACGGAGGATCAGCAACAGACGCAGTCTATCAAATAAATTCTGGGCTTGATGTATTTGTACCAAGCACAGGTTGGGGTGTTAGCACATGGGGCGCTGGAGGTTGGGGAGCCGCAACAGCGTTGAGTGACACAAACCAGTTAAGACAATGGACACACGATAATTTTGGCGAAAATCTAATTATTAACCCAAGAAACGGAGGTATCTACAGGTGGGTTGAAGGCGATGGTCTTTCTACTAGAGCGGTAGAACTTTCTACCGTAAGTGGGGCCAATAAAGTACCAACAAAAGCTCTGCAAGTAATAACTTCCGAAACTGACAGACATTTGATTGTTTTAGGAGCCGATCCATTGAGTGGCGGATCAAGAACAGGATCTATAGATCCTATGTTAGTTGCCTTTTCAGACCAAGAAAATGAACTAGAGTTTGAACCCTTGAATACAAATACAGCAGGATCTTTGCGTCTCTCCAGCGGTTCATCAATAATTGGTGGCATAAAATCAAGACAAGAGGTTTTAATTTGGACAGATACTTCCTTATACAGCATGTCTTTTATTGGCCCACCACTTACTTTTGCGATTAATTTAATTAATGAGGGTGCCGGACTAATAGGACCGAAAGCGTTTGCAAATGCACCAAACGGTGTTTTTTTTATGTCAAAAAACGCTTTTTACTTCTATAACGGTTCAATAAAAAAACTTAATTGTAGCGTCCAAGATTATGTTTTTTCAGATCTTGACGTTGACCAGTCGTTTAAGTGTTTTACAGGTTTGAATGAAGAGTTTTCAGAGATTTGGTTTTTTTACCCTAGTATTACCGATAATACCGACGAAATATCTAGGTATGTTATATATAACTACGAAGAGGACTCCTGGAGTATTGGATCTTTAGAAAGATATGCTTGGCTACCTCCTGGTATTAATGAAAAACCATTGGCCGCAGGAGAGTCATCCTCTGAAAAATATTTGTTTCAACATGAAACCGGTTCGGATGATGACACTAGTTCTATGGATGGTGTGTTTGTAGAATCCGCAGACATTGACATTACAGACGGCGATAGCTTTGTGTTTTTGAAGAAAATTATACCCGATATACTTTTTCAAAATGATGTAGGCACAAGTCCAGATCCAGCTATCAATGTCGTTGTAAAAAGAAGAGATTTTAACAATCAAACTTTAACAACCGACTCAACCACACAAATAAAAAATTCATCTACGTTTTCAAGTTTAAGAACACGAACTCGGCAGTTTGTCTTACGTTTTGAATCAGACGACGACAATACAGAACCAGATCGCAAAAATTTTAAATGGAGATTGGGTAATACCCGAGTAGATATACAGCAATCTGGGCGTAGGTAATGGGTAAATTACTACAGACAAGACTGCCACAAGCACAAGGAGCGGAAGTTTCAATTGATACATTCAATAGGCTTGTTAGAATACTAGAGTTAAACCTGGCCTCGGAGGATCCAGATGTTACTAGGAGCTACACAAATACAGAGCTCGGCGAATTGCAATTCGCTACCGGCTCTATTATATTTAACAGTACGACAGAGGTTCATCAAGGCTTTGATGGCACTAACTTTAGGAATCTCTACGAGCACCAGACATACCCTACCGGGGTGTCTGCAACAGCGAGTATAGGAGCTGTAACAGTAACGATAGGATAGATATGGCATTAGCAGAATCATTAGAAAAAGTTTACAAACTACCAATGGGAGCTCTTGCACAAGCAATGACCCCTCAACCAGTAGCTAAAGCCGCAGAGAGAGTGGCCCCTATACTTCAAGAAAGATTTTCAGTTATGCCTCAAGGTCAAATGACTAATCAAGAAACTGCAATTATGGAGATTGCTAAAGAGGCTGAAACATCCACAGACCCCGAAGAAAGGGAAGGTCTAATGGCGATGATAGAAAAATTGCAGGCTCAAGCTATGGCCCCTTTGGGTTCAGTAGCGCAAGAGCTTGCGGCCATGGGTGGCGGAGAAGATACTGCCTTGGCTCACGTTAGACCAGGGGAAGTTGTTGTTCCTCCAGAAATCGTGCAAGACCCAGAAGTAGAAAGTTTATTAGAAAGCAAGTTTAACCAAATGGGGATCAACCCCGAAGAGGCTGTAGTTGGTGTCGGTATAGCAAGTCTAAACCCAAACACAGGACTAGAGCAATTTGGTTTCTTTAAAAAGATAGGAAAAAAACTAGGCAAAGTAGTTAAAAAAGTAGCGCCAATCGCGGCTTTTATTCCAGGAGTCGGAACCGCTTTAGGCGGTGTTTTGGGTGGCATCGGTGGATTAGCTACTAAAATACCTGGCATCGGTGGTGCTTTGGGTAAAGTTGGTAGCACTATAGCTGGCGGTATAGCAAAAGCTGGTATTCCAGGAATCTCATCTATAGCAGGTGGGACTAGCGGTGGTTTCGGCGGGATTATGGATGCGCTGACCACTAAATCTGGATTACTCGGTGGCGGTATGTTCGGGGAAACTGGCTCTAAATTTTTAGGCGGTCCAGAGGCAGGCAAAGGTTTAGCGAACAGATTCGGTTTGGGTAGTGGAACAATGTCACAAGTGCAAGCCGCACAGCAAGCAGAACAAGCACAATCGGTCTTGAATTCACTGACCCCAGACGAATTAGCCTCAATGGATCCAACACAATTACAACAATTAAGGTCTATGGCCGCAGGTGGTCAAAGAGGTATTCTGGGTGTTGGCGGATCTGGTGGAGGATCTGGCGGCAGTTTTGGAGACATGTTAAAAATGGGCGGTATCGGAGCACTGGCCGCAGGACTTGGCAAATTAGCTTACGATGAGGCCAAAGACCAAAAAGGTGTGCCTTTAACTCCGCTTACAACTATGGACGCTACAGGCAGATACAACATAGAGGCCGAGATAGCAAGAAGAACGGGCCAACCAGCACCGAATCCTGTTGAGTTTGGTTTATTACCCGAAGGGACTTTACCAGAGCTATCTGGAGGTAAACCAAGAGGTATGTATGGCGGCGGCATGGTTATGCCAATGGCTTACGCCGAGGGCGGTAACGTGGCCATGGAAGATTTTGAAAGAATGAATGGCCGTATAGATGGGCCTGGAACAGAAACCAGCGACGATATACCCGCCATGCTAAGTGACGGCGAGTTTGTAATGACAGGCCGAGCTGTACGAGGCGCGGGAAGTTTTGACATGCAAAACGATGGCGGCATAGTTACATTGACCCCAAATGGCTCACCTAATAGAGAAAGCGGCACTGATTTAATGTATCAACTCATGGAGGTATTCAGCGGGCAAGCGCGTCCGTCGGCATAACATGGAACCAAGATTTACATTACCAATAAATATTTTAGAGGGTATCGGCAAGATACCAAGATTTAATTTAGACTTTGCTAAATTACCTAAAGCACCGATTATGCCGGAGGCACCGGTGCAAACAAAATTACCGGCACAGGCCATGCCAGTGCAACGTACCTCTGAACCTGTTGCTCCCCCTGTAAGCACAGTCCCGGCTACAACAGGACCAACGACACAACCTGTAAGACAAGTTGCTAATGATGCGCCTTTTGCGTCCGGCATAAGAAGAATAGAAACAGGACTAGATCCTTTAACTAAACAATTATTATTTGGTTTAGATGGTAGAGGTGGATTTATACCTGGAGCCATGAGAGCCGCTGAAAAGGTATTTTTTGATGAGCAGGGCCAACCTGTCGTTATAGAAGAACAAGTCGCAGGATTAACCCCAGACCAACTCAGAGCGCAAGAACTGGCAAGACAAGGTGTTGGCATACAAGATAGGTTTATTAGTGACGCAGAACAAGCGTTTAGAACAGGTGTTGGCGCTTTAGACACTGGTTTAGAAAGAGCAAGAGGACTTGGGTTTGCTGGATTAGGTGCAACTCGAGCAGGATTAGGTAGCTTATTATCTGGAATCGGTGAGTCCGAAGGACTTATTCGGGGCACACTCGGTGCTTACGATCCAAGAATGACAGGTCAATTTTACAATCCGTTTGAACAACAAGTCGTGCAACAAACCATAAGTGACATCATGGAGCAAGGCGACAAACAAGATATATTAGCGAGAGCTAGAGATATCTCCACAGGCGGTGAGTCTGCGTTTGGATCCAGAGCAAGATTAGGCGCCGCAGAACGTCGTGAGGCGCTTGGTAGAGGTTTAGGTGAGGCTATCAGCGGAATACGCGCAGGCGGGTTCTCTGAGGCTCAGAGACTAGGTTTAGGAGAGTTTGCTAGACAACAACAAGCCGCAAGAACAGCGGCAGGTAGTTTAGCTAATCTAGCAGGTTCAAGAATGGCCGGTGCTCAACAATTAGCTGGCGCATTAAGTGGTTTAGGTGGATTAGAGTCGCAAATCGGTCAACAAAGACAACAATCACAGTTTGGCTTGGCGGGTAACTTATCTGGACTTGGCACTCAAGCACAGGCCGCTAGAGCCGCCGACGTGCAACAATTAGCTGGTTTTGGCCTGCAACAACAAGCCTTAGAACAACAAAGACTTGATGCACAAAGACGTAATCAATTACAAAGACAGCAGGCACCATTACTTCAATATCAAGCGTTGCAACCGTTCGTAAGCATGGCGCCAGCTGGACAATTCCAGACAACCACAGATTTTGCTCCGGCACCTAGTCCTTTACAAGCAGGTCTATCTACTGGTTTAGGGGCGTTTGGTGCTTTCGGTAACTTTATGAATCCGGGCCAGAGGGCGGTCTAATGTCTACTGGTATAGCCAGCCTTAGTCCAGCAGATATTTCTGAGCAGTACGTTAGTCTGCAACCAGATCCAATCACTGCGTCCGATGTCCAGGCTGAAATGTCACAAATGTCTATGTTGTTTCCATCGCCTAGACGACAAACCATATTTGATTTAGCCTCCGATTTATCAGCAGGATTAGCGGCCCAGGCGGCTAGTGGCCAAGCACCGTCCATTGGTTATGGTTTAGCCGCAGGATTTAACGCTTTTAGTGAAGGAGCGGAGCTAAGACGAATCGAGGCTGATAAAATTAGACAACAGGCGGCTTTGATGGCATATCAGCAAGTTGAGGCCAAAAGAGCGCAACAGTTAGAGCTTTCAAAAGAATATTTAGAACAACAATTTGATTTAGCATTAGAGCAGGGCGGTTTTATGGAAGGCACTAGCTCTTTAGCGTCTGCTTTAAATTATGTAGTGAGAGCTGAAAAAAACCCTGCTTTGAAGGATACTCCAGAGTATGCTTTAGCTGTAGCAGTTGCAAAACAACCGAAGGTGACGTTGCAACAAACAGAGACAGGAACCATACCTGTAGAGCAACCAGGAATAGATGTTGAGGGCATCCTTAGTAGTTACAGAAAAAACCAAGGAAATACAATTACCGATGATAATGGGGTTACATGGACACCGACAGGTAAGACTTTCCAGGGCAAGCCAGTTTACTCAGACGGAACTAACGAGGCGGTGTTTTAATGCCAACGCCAAGAATATTAACGCAAGACGAAAAAAATCAAGCCACTATGGGTGAAATGGCTGGCAATGTAACTGTTGGTGGGGTTATACCAGGAACCGAGAAAGTTAAGGACCCATTGACCGAGGGCCAAAAAAGACAAGCAAACTTTGCAATAAGGATGGAAAACGCGTTACGTCAACTAGAAGATTTAGAGGACAGCGGTTTTAATCCTGTAAATTTATATGACATAGCGGTAAATAATTTACCTTTTGTTCCCGACGCCGTAGAAAGATTGTTATCCTCACCAAAGTACAAACAATACGAAAGAGCAAAACTAGACTTTTCTACAGCACAGCTTAGACAAGAAACAGGTGCGGTAATTAATGATAGTGAAATCGTGTGGATCAATAAAACTTACTTCCCGGAATTTGGCGATGATCCTGGCACCATGTTAGCTAAAAGACAGGCCCGAAGGGATGCTTATGCTGGAATGAAAGGCCAAGCAGGAAAAGCCTATGACAGAACAAAGAAAGAGGTACAAAGTTTTGGTGGCTCTGCCCCAAATGAGGATGCTTTAGAAGAATTAAAAGAAAGAGCAAAAAACAATCCAGAGTTGCAAGCTAAACTACAGGAGGCTGGTCTATTATGAATGACGGTTTTAAATCACTAGATGACGAAACTCTTTTGGCCATGGTCTCACCCGAACAAGACGATGATGAGTCTTATCAAGATGCTTTAATAGGAAAGTTAGCACAAGAAAAAATATTAAACTCGATAGATACTAAAACAGGAGCTCCAGCAAATGTCCGAGCTAGTGTTAGTGCCGCTCAAAAACCAAATGATAAATTAGCAACCCTTAAAAACTTTTATCCAGACGCCGTGCCTGTTGAAGTTTTGGATCCAGATTATGGAGCAGTTAAGTATGGTCGCGGCAACTTTGTTTTTACAAATCCCGAAACAGGACAGCTTACTTTATTTGATGAAGATCTAAGATTATTTGGTATGCCAGTCCCAGGACTAAGAGATTTTGTAGATGTGGGCCCAGAAATAGCAGAAACAGCAGGAGCTATTGGCGGAGCTATTGGTGGTGGTATTTTAGGCGCACCAGCAGGACCGATGGGAGTTGGCGCTGGTGTGGTTCTTGGTGAGGGCGTTGGTAGCGCTACAGCAAGAGAGGCCTACATCGGAATTTTAGATTTTTTTGGTGAAACCGAAGATAGCCGAACAGGTATGGAAAGATTGTTTGATTATGGTACTACAGCTGGCATAAACGCCGCTGGTGGCCCTGTAATTAATAAAGTGGTTCAAGGTGTTAAGTATGTGGCTGGACAGCCTATACGCTTTGTTACGGGAGCCATGTCAAAAGAGGCTAAAGTAGCAAAAGATAAAATGGCTAGTGTTGGCGTAACAGATCCAAGCGCTGGCCAAGTAACAGCTAACCCAGTATTAAACCTAGCAGAACAAGCGTTAGCTGGTGCTCCGGCGTCCACAAAAATTATGCAAGAAAATGCCGCACAAACAATCAATCAAATAGATAACTTTGCGAAAGATCTAGCAGAAAAATATGGTGGGATAAGAACTACAGCCGAGGCCGCGGAAGAATTAGTTAAAGGTGCTCGTAGAGCAAGGCTTGATTACGATAACCAAGTAAATGAAATGTATTCAGCTGTAAATAAATTTATGCCAGCTAATTTGGTTTCAGATGGCAAAAACACAGCGGAGTTTGTAGAAAATTATTTAGCCAGATCTAAGACAGCAACAGGTAAACCAGAGTTGGATCCAGCTTTGAGACAAGCAGAAAAATTATTAAAAGATGCAGATAACGGGGTTTTAAATTACAACACCTTAAAAGATTTTAGATCCAGTCTTATGTATAACTTGAGGTCCGCTGAGTCTAGGGGTGCTTTGAGTGCGCAAAACAGAAAAATAAAAGAACTGGTTGGCTACATAACCAAAGACTTAGATGCCTTGGTTAAACAATCAGATAACGCCGATGCTTTTAAAACCTACAAAGCCGCTAACGCTTTTGTTAAAGAAGGTTCAAGTAAAGTTGGTGGCATGAAATACATAGACGACATAATAAAAAAAGGTGAAGTAAGAGCTACCGACGCTCTCAAATATGTTTTACGCGGCGCAAAAGACGGCGGTGAGGATCTATTAAAACTAAGAAACGAACTTAATGCCGATGAATTTAATGTTATATCTGGTTACATGCTTGGCAGGATGGGATTACCAACTCCCGGTATGGCAAGTGCGGCAGAGCTAGGTGAACAAGTTGCAAAAGAGGGAAGTGAATATATTTCTGAGCAAGGTTTTTCTCCAAAAAGGTTTATCACTAACTGGAACGGTTTAAGTAAAGAGGCCAAAGAGGCTTTATTTAAGGGAACTGAGCACGAAGAACTTGTGCCAGCATTAGATAATTTAGTGTTTACAATCGACAGAATAGGTAAATCTGCCGATCAAATGGCAAACCCTTCTGGCACGGCCAGAGTGGCTTTTGCCATGGGAACACTCGGTGTTATGGGTGCCGATGTGGGGTTAGGCAGACTATTTGGATCCGAAGGATTTGAATACGGTTTAGGCGCATTAGTAGCTCCTTATGCCTCTGCTAAATTACTAACCAATAAACAATTCGTAAACTGGTTAGCCGAAGGCGCAGAAAAAGCCGCCTACGATCCAATGTCCTGGGGCCAACATGTTAGAAGGTTGTATCAAATTTATGAGGCTAATCCAGATATTAGAGAAGAGGTTAGAGCTGTTACCGAAGGATTAACAGGAGATAGCGTTGAGCCTGTTGACTGGGAGGCGTCTGAATCTGGTTTACCAATGGCAAAACCAAACGCAAACGAACAAGCATTTAGAGAAGTATCTGGAGACGAAGTTTCAAATAAACTTATGCCGAACAACCTGGATCTCGAAAATAGATTGCGTAGTTTTGATGTGCCACAAGTCGAGGGTAATTTATTTACGCAAGAATCGGATATGGCAGTTTCTCCAACCGTGATCCCAGATCCAAGAGATCGTGAGATTGCTATGAGGCAAGCTGGCATAACAGATCTTGTCTAATGGCCAGGGATTATAAAAAGGAGTATGCAAACTATCACTCCAGGCCCGAACAAAAAAAGAAACGAGCATCCAGAAACGCCGCTAGGCGTATGGCTTTAAAATCTGGTAAAGTAAAAAAGGGCGACAGTTTAGACGTCCACCATAGGAACGGAAATCCTATGGATAACTCTCCAGGCAACTTGAGAGCAGTGCATAAAAGCAAGAATAGATCTTTCGCTAGAACTAAGACAGCTAGAAAGAGTAGATCAAAGTAGGAGCGTTTTGCCGCAAACTACGCTCCGAAGTCTAGGAGGATAGGCTGGAAATGATTGTTGCCTAACCGCGGCTATTGTTCTGTTTCGGTTGCCTGGATCATGGCTCCAACGACTTCGTAGTCAAGCTCATAACCCATGTAAGTTTCTCCGTTAAGTTTCATTTCTAAGTTGCGAGAAATAAGTCTTAACAAAGCGGCCTGTTGGTGCAATGTTAATCGACTAAACAATTCAATAACTTCCGGGGCCTCTAGCACCGGCTTATAAGATTGCGGAGTAGATTTTTTAGACATGATGTTTTTAAACATTGGACTCGACACCAGGAGCGTTCAATCTTTTGTGTTCTTTTTCAATAAGAACTTTTAATTGATCTATCTTGGATCTTCGTTCCATTGAGCAAATATCTTGTAAGAGCTCATAGGTTTTTACATCTACTGCTAAACTTTTCCTCGTTTTTGTGTTGTCAATTATAGTTTCCATGGGGGTAATTTTATACTCTTTTGCACATATATACAATTAATTATCAAAAAATGTATGATAAAATAATTTCCAATGTATAAGCTAAAAAACTACCTTTTAAGCATGCAATCTCACTGGATGATTAACCAGGCGACTTATGATGCGATTCAAGAAACGGTGCCGATTGTAGCCAAGTATCATGCCGATGCTGGAACAGAAAAGATGGCAAAGACACCAGTGCATCGTATGGCCAAAAAAATATATCCAGACGTTTATAAAATACCGTTATTCCGCAGACAGTTTTGTAAGCTCTTGGTCAAAGAGATTGAGAGCATGCGAAAAGAGATAGGGTTCGAAGGGAATAAAGATGAAGATACTTTGCGGCAGATCCCAGAGATCGTATTACAACAACAATGTCCAGACCTTTATCGCAACATGTGGTTTGTGGCCCAAACAGTGTTGAATCCAATCTTTATGGCGATTTGGCAAAGGAGTTGTGGGGATCCAGCAAGCATACAAATAGCAAACTACAACCTCAAAGATAAGAAACAAGGAGCCTGGCACCACGACGAAAGCGCAGATATTAGTGTTGTGGTTCCTTTAAACACAGGAGATTATGAGGGCGGTGGAACCGAGTTTCATAATCACGGGGCCATCAAACCTTTGCCAACAGGCCACGCCTTAATCTTTCCCAGCTTTACGCATTTACATAAAGGCTTGCCAGTAGGATCTGGCGATAGATATTTATTAGTCTTTTGGTTATGTAACAAAAACCGAATATTTAATTTGTATCAAGATCTTTTTTAGTAAAGATCACCAAGCTCCACGGTTTGCGGGCCATCTAAATTAAACGGTGTAAATTTACCAGACTTTTCACATTCTAATATCATGGCTAGGGCCTGTTCGTTCTTGGCCCTTGCATATCCGATAGCCTCGGTGGACATAGAGTAAACCGCATAAGGATATGGATCTGTCTTTGCTTGAGCCAGGAAGTTAAACTTATCCGCTGGTAGATCTAAGGCCTTACAAGCATCCAAATATAAAGCGGCCTGCATGTGATATTTAAAATTATTAATCGCTTGTTTGAAACCTCTGGGTGATGCGTCACGGCATGTTTTAAGATCCCAAACATCTTTACCGTCGTACCAGTCCATTCTGCATTTAAACTGTTGATCGTGCCACATAAACACCAAGGACCTTTCTACTTTGTGTTCGGGTCTAGGGATGTAATCTCGAATGATACGTCTGCGCTCCATACAAAGATCAAATAGATCCTGGCTAATGACCGTGCGATTGCCGACGGTTCCCTGGAAATCTTCCCACATTTCTTTACCTGCTTTTGTTCTACGATCAATCTGGGGTTGAATTACGAACTCATCATCGAACTTATGATATTCCAGGAACACGGTGTGTTGTACTCGACCTTCCAGCAACGCTGGAGTCTGTTGCATTGGCTTTGCATTTTTCCAGCTGTACGGACATTTTATGGCCGAGGTTAGATCGTGAGATCTATAAGCTGGTATGCTTGCATACTCTTCGTAAGTTAAATCGTCGTATATTCCTATTTCAAACTCCATTCTGAGCCTCCTGTATTTGTTCGGGTGTTAAGTTAAAACAATTAAGATTACCAGCAACGGTGCGTCGTTCTCCTGGTCCAAAGAAAGGATATACGCAATGTTGCATCCAGGATGGAAACATAAGAAGTTTACCAACCTCGGGTTTTATGTATCTTGATTGCGATGGCCGTAAACGTTCTGGGTCTCCAGTTTGGTTCAAGCCATAAGTGAAATTAATAAAGCCATCAATAGCACCAGAACTGTTATATAAATCATAATGTAATTTTTCTTCTTCTCCTGGTTTACTGATTTGATCCGGTATCTTGGTCCAACAAGTAAATGATATACCCATAGGCGATTTGGTTAAATGATCGTGTATTGGATTGTAGTCACCTTCAAAACTATGCACTGACCACAACTGATCCATTTCAACTCTTTTCGGGTGGATCTGTGATTTAGTAAATTCAACAAAGTGTCTAAGGTAGCTCACACCTAGATTTTCAACCACGGTTCTGAATTCAAGTATTTCTGGTAATGTGAAATCTATGGTTAATTGTTCACCATTATGTATTTGGCCAATCAATTTATCGCCAGCAGATTCTTTGTTTTTGTTTTCTCTGAGCCTATCTAAAAAAGTATTTAGATCTGAAACCATTTCTTCTGACATATTATGTTCGACCATGAGTGCCGCTGGCAGAGAAAAAACGTTGTAATGAATGTCGGTCAAAACTCTACTGGTTTGCTTTCGGCGTCGGCCTCTACTTGAGCCATGGTCCATAGATCATCTTCCACACTCTGATTATGTTCATTAACTAATCTATTCATAAACCACTGCGCTTTACCTAAACACAATGCAGGGTTGTCCTTTTTGTCATACCTCCACAAGTATTTCATAACCGATGCTTTGAGATAGCCATGAAAAGCGTTGGTATCTAATGAGGACTTAATAGCCTCAATACATTCGACATCGCCTTCTTTGTAATGACTAGGATTTATTGGGTCTTGTTCTTGCATAAAATCTCCTGGTAAAAGGCGAGAGCGGCCAGCTTTTAAGGGAGCAAGTATTCACCAGAGAATATTAGGCCGCTCTCAAAATTGTTAAAACGGGATGTTTGGTTCCTCGTTATCGTCTGGCTTTGCTAGGTCTGCAAGTCCAGGTTCCGCTGTTTTGGGTTCTACCTTTTGGCCATCTTCTACAGCCGCTTGGTATTCAAAACTTTTTTCTATTTCCATTTGTAGGTAAGTTGGTAATTGATCGAAGATATCAACCATGGCTTTAGTCTTATCGCTCATGTTGCCGTTGAACTCGTCACAATAAACTTCCATGTCAAAAGTGTTTTGTGGATTGACGGTTGGAACTTTTTGTACGCCGCCGTCGGGACGTGATAGTTTGAGAATCTTTGGATTACCACCTGGACCATAATCACTTGGCGCAGTATGACCAATCTCAATCCTGGCTGTCATACCTACTAGGACACCCACATCAAAACCTGCAAGCTCCTCTTCGGTAAAAGTTTTATCTCTCCAGTTTTCTAAATCTTTTCTTAGCGTTGCGGCCTCAAACAATGATGCGGTATAAGTTTTACCCACACCAAAAGGTCTGCCATCTTGCATGATGATCTCGTTGGTATCTGGATCGACCGCCTTGGTTATTTCAAAGTCCAGGCGTATTCTTTTCTTCTTGCTGACCTGGCCTTTATATTCTTGTTCACTGGTTCCAAGATCTACGATTCTGAAACAAGTCCCCTCATATTTACCCGGCTCTAGCTTAGCAAAATCTTCGCCGCCCCCGGATGCGTTTACAGTTAAGCTCATATTAATCTCCTATAATGTGTTTGCTTATTTAGATATTATCTTGTAAGATTTTATACACTTTAATAAATAAAGCAAGACCAATAGGAAATAATTTGTGACACTAAAGATAACCCGACCCAGCAAACCAAAGAATTTTAACACGCCATTTACTACTGATTACCTACACCAGTTTGGTCAATTCCTGGCCGAACATGGTTTAGAACCGGACCCTAAAAAGGGTTTGATCGCCGACGGGTCTATTGGTCGGGCTTACATTAACGTAGGCGGTCAACGAAAGTTAGTAGGTTGGTATCAACTGTGGACCGATCAATCTGTGCCGTTTGGCCGATTGGGTGACTATCGCGTTTCAGCTGACCAGCCTACTGCTATCTGGAAACCCGAGAACTCACAACGCAGAAGGATAAC